ATTTAGCAATGAAGCAATCCCGCCACCACCAAAGCCACCACCAAAGCCACCATAGGGAGAAGGCTGACCAAACGGAGAGCCACCATAGGGAGAAGGCTGACCAAACGGAGAACCACCATAGGGAGAAGGCTGACCAAACGGAGAACCACCATAGGGAGAAGGCTGACCAAACGGAGAACCACCATAGGGAGAAGGCTGACCAAACGAAGGTCTGCTGGGACGCCCAAACTGAGGACTATTACTGTAAGGACTCATAGGTCTGCCGGGCTGAGAAAATGGTGTAGATGGAATAGCCGGGCTGTTGTTCGTCGGAAAATGAAAAATAACGTCGTCCAAATTTGGTGGTTTAAAGTCGGACGGCAAATAGTCTCCAACAGTAGGCGTTTTTACCAAAGCTGGCCCAATAGGAACATTTGGCGTGTCATTGGGGATAACGCCGCCTTGATTAAGATATGCGGAGATAGTCATCCCGCTAGGTGGTGCCCACATTATGAACTACCTCTATTCATCCTTTGCTTAAGAAGCTCACGCTCCATCGCTGAGTCTATTCTAGCTTGCGTCTGACGCTCTTGACTAGCAATACGCTGCTGGAACTCGGTCTGCTTGTTCTGCATGCGCTGTTGATCCAATTGCAACTCGGCCTGATCCATCTGAGCCTCATGCTGCTGCTGTTGCGCATCTATCTGAAGCTCTTGCTGTTTCAATTGTACCAAAGGATCCGGCCCTTGTTGTTGTCCCGCCCCGCTTATTTGCATAGACAATTGCTTGAGGTTCTGGAATTCCTGCGCATTCATCTGCGCAACCATAGCCTCCAGCTCCAACTCCATATCCGGCGTAAGCTGCTGACCACCGGTCTGCTGCATAAACTGCGCCGTAGCCATCTCTTTCGATTTAACTTTAATGTGCTCCATAACGTGCTTCTGCAAAGCAATAGCCGCCTGCGGAATGCCTTGCAACATCGGAGAGCTGCCGAAAACTAAATGCGCCATAATGTGCGCATCATGATCCTGACCCTCAAATGCCTTCAGTTGAACATTATCCAACGCATCAATGTTCTCTTGCGCAGGATCCTTCGGAATCGGATCATCCGATGACGGAGCCATCAAAATCTTCTCAATATCACGGACACCCAACGCTTCATACATCCGGCGATACGCCTCGTGTATGTCATGCATCTGAGGAGCCTGCATCGCTAACTCCAACTGCGTCTGCGCTAACGCAATACGCTGAGCTTGCGAAAAGACATTCGGATTCGATACCGGTATCACATCAACACGGTCATCAAAATCAGAACGCATCACCGTGCGATCACCACCCTCTACCGCAAAAGGATATTCCTGCGGCAAATACTCCGACATCACACGCGCCAACAGCTTGAACTCCTGACGCATGCTGTAATGCAACCGCTTATGAACAGCACTCATGACCCGTGAGCCCTGTTCCAAGAGTGCTACCGTAGTACCCACGGGCGCTTGCTGATTGCCCTCACCCACCTTCATGTCGGTAATGGTCGCAAACCGCTGCCCAGCCTCAACAACAAAACCTAACAACTGGAACAACGTCCCATCCGGTCCCTTAAAAGGCAGCGGCATTAACGAATCACGGATCGCGCCTCCGGGAGCATCCACGTCTCTGAATTCACCCGGCTGTAACGGCTTGTCATCGTCCCGAACCCGTAGCCCACGGGCTTTAAAGCCAGCAGGCAAGTTCGAGAACGTACCCGCATCAATAAGCTGACGAAGTGCCGCCGTGGCTGTGCGCGAAAGACCGCCGATGGTGTGGATCAGACCAAGGCCGTAAAAGCCAAACCCGGGCAAAAACTTGTAGTGAACGAAGTACTGGATCTTTTTCTTCAGCTCGTCTTCTTCGCGGTAATTTCGTCGAATAGACAAGATCTGACCGTTATCTTCGCTTATCGTGACAACGTAAGGTATCTTTATGCCCGTGGGCTCACCCTCGTCATCCATCTCCTCAAAACCCGGAAGATCCAAATTAACGTGGAACTCCAGCAGCGTACAGTCATAGTCAAGGTTAGTAGCCTCAACACCCTGTATGCTATCCAAAGCCTCAGAAATTGAATCACCCGAACTCTGCATCGGCAACACGGGTACATCCCGGTAAAAACCCATGATCTGGCGCTTGCGCAAATCGTTCAAAGACATCTTTACAACTTGCGCAATAGAACTACACGAATCTAAATCCGTCGCACCATACGGAACTACCAAATCTTCCGCAGGCACAAACTTACTCACCGCACGATCAATCGTTTCGTCGTAATAAATTTTCTTAAACGTAGAACCCGCCAAAGGCAAATAAAACAGCATCTGATCAAACTCAGGCGTGTACTCCTCCATCACATTCGTGATGTAGTAGTTCATAAACTCCATTACACGCGCCGATTGCTGCTGAACCTCACGGCTGTTTTCACCCAAAACCGCCGTCCTGACCGGACCAGAAGGCGGCAACAACTCATTAAACGCCTGCGCCTGAAACTGCGTAGCCGCCTCAGCCATCAACGGATGCGTTACACCCGTGGCACCCTCAAAAGGATTCGTCCGGTCTTCGTAACTGTATCCCAGCAACTCCAAACCCTTAGAATACGAATCCTCCCAATCCGAACGCGCCGCCTTATTCGACTCAAACTCACCTAAAAGCTCTGAAGCCAAAGCGCCGAGATCACGGTCGTCCAAATCCTCCGCAAGGTTACGGTAAAAATCTCCGTCATCCTCACCAAAAGACGACATCGGGTCAAAGTCAATGACAACCCCGCCATCTTCCTCTTCCTCCATAGAAATGCCATCAGACACTAAACGCGGCTCAAACGTCCCCGGTGCCGCTAACTCAATCTCTAACGCCATCTCATCCTCATCAATCTGCGGATTAGGGTTGGCGTTTACCATCAGCGAAGATAGCGTGGCCTTATCGTCTTCTATAGCCATCAGGCTCTCCTAGTCGTGTACGGAGCATACGCAGCAACACCGCGCTGTATGCGAGGAATATTGAACATCTCTTTGGCCCGTGGCGCAAGGGCCGCGACACCTCCGCCGTTGGCGTAGCCACGCATTTCGTAGCTTTGTTGAGGCGTCATATAAACGGCTTCTTGACCCTCAATCATCTGCCGAATAACAGCCTCGGCTTCTTCCCGCGTTTTAGCCGGAATCTGCATGCCAAGCTCGTTGTTTTGCAGATCCATTTCTTTCCCCGCAAACTGCCCACCAAAAAGCTCACGAAGGTAGTCCGCGTCAAAGTACTCCCGAGCTTGAATTGCAGCTTTCGCCGTGCTCGGCTTATCCGCATTAGCCGCTAGCCAACCCAACGCTAAATGACGCGCCGCATCACCGCGCCCATCTAACTGCTCTTTGTCACCGTACTGCTTGCCAAGGCTTTTTGCCCATTCAAGGTCTTCGCCACTTAATCCAACAAGTTTGGAAATAAATTGCTCAATCCCCGGACGGTCGTATTGCATAACTAACGCCTCGCCATCGGCATAATGCCCTGCTGCATCACAGGACTTGGTCCCTGAGCCGTGGGCCCCGGTCCCTGAGCAGGCATCTGTGGCATCTGTGGCGGCATCGGCTGCTGTTGCGGCATCGGCTGCTGTTGCGGCATCGGCTGCTGTTGCGGCATCGGCTGCTGTTGCTGCTGTTGCTGCTGCAAACGCATCAAATTACGCTTCAATGCCGCAGTACGACGATCACGGTCCACGGCCTCCGGGCTGCGGTACTTCATCAAAAAGGACTCAATACCTTCCCCCGTACCACGGTCAAAACGCATCTCGCGAGAAGCATCAACAATGCCCCCCTCCGCAAACATAGCGCCTTCGGGCAGGCGGTCTTTTAAACGATCTAAATACTGCTGAGCTAACTGCTCCCTATTTTTGCCTCCAGAAATACCCGTGAGCAACCCTTCAATATCCAGTTTCTCAGGCATGTCTTCTTGCTGGAAGTTTTTAATCCCCAACATGCGCTTATAAGCGTCGTCGTTAAACGAGCCATCGTTAAAAACGTTGTAATGGCCCATTAACCCTTGTAGCTGCTCAAAAGCCGTATCACCTTGCAACTTATACCCGGTTCTTGCCGCTGGCTGGGAAGATGTTCTTGCCGCAGGCTGCGAATATAAGTTTTCAAAAGTAGGTACCCCGGGGCGTGGTTGCGCTTTAGGTGTGCCCACTAACTGGCCGTCAGGGCCCATGGTGTAAACCATGCCATTGGCTTCAAAGCTCTCCGTTCCCGCGCCGCCATAAATCATCTGGTTTCGTATTCTTTCAGCAGACGTGTACTGAGACGGATCAAGGCCCTGAGCTACAGCTTTATTTCCCCTAAAATCAGATAACCGGTCTTCATTAATGTTGTGGTAAAAGCGCCCTGTTTCTGCGTCATAACGCACACCCGCGCCATATAACCCACCCGTGGTCGAAAAATCATTTATGTCACCAATAGTAGTAGTTGGTGGTCTCGGGGGTGGGGTCGACACAACCGGAGGTGGAGGCGTCGGGGTCGGTACCGTCGGCGGAGGCGGGGTCGGCACAACCGGAGGTGGAGTTGTGGGATCAGGCACAACCGGAGGTGGAGTTGTGGGATCAGGCACAACCGGCGCTGGATCCTCCGGCGTAGGAAAGGGGTCAATGGGCTTCGAAGGGGCCGTTTCGAAAACTAACCCGGGCGTGTCCCCCTCCGGAGGCTTGTAGGCATACGGCATGTTTTTGGCCGCTTCAATAGCCAAATCATACGGATTAGCCAGCGGCTTAAACGCATAAGGATCATATTGATCGTACAGCGAAGGCATGTCCGCAGACTGAACAAAAAGATCCGAAGGCTGGTAATAACCCCCCGGACCCGTAGGCTGAATGCCCCCAAGAACAGGCGCAGAACCACCACCATAAGGGCCACCCTCAACAACCATATCAGGGATACTGTCCGTCAAAATCTCCGTAACGTTGTAATCGTTGTCTTGAAGAAAGTTAGGCGGAACCGTAAACCCCGGAGTCCGTTCATCCGAGTAGCCCGGCGAATTTTGGTTTAAAATACCGTAAAAATTAAGAACACGCTTGCGGTTTTCGTCGTTAAACCCTTCGGTATACTCATCCCTAAGAAACTTATTAGGGTCATTCATCGTTACCGCGTAATAATTGTTAGACGCCGCATCAGGACTTTCTCGAAACCACTTCTGAAACCAGTCGTAACTAGACTTAGGCATTAAACCCAATTGATGAACAACATCAACAACCTGCCTGTTGGTGGCCGAGTTTTTAAACAACAAACGACCATCTTCCGTAAGCTCAAAAAAAGTAGGCTTAATCGTTGTATTAGCTAAATTGCCAAGGTTAATATCAAGAATGCCCGCCATACGCTCTACCCGTAATATGCGCCAGCCCTGACAGAAACTGACACTGGTTCATCTTCATAATCCGTCGGCAACTGAATGAAATTCCCCTGCCGATAACGCATCAACGCCTGCGTCGTACTATCTACCAAGTCGTCATGCTCACCATTCGGAAAAGCCGCACACTCCTCAATAACTTCATGCGCCCAAGACTCGTCCGGTGCCCATATCATTCCACTCTCAAATAACGTCGAAACACTATGAACACGAGCCTCCTTATCATTCCCTCGGCTCGGTGTAAAGTTTACCACAGGGATACCTAGATTACGCAGCTCTTGCGTTAGCGGCATGCCGCTCGCCTTCGCCTCAATAATCACTGTCTCCGGATCCCAAAACTTGTACGCCTCAATCGCTACCTGCTTCAACTCAGGAAAATCCCAACGACCCTTCTTCGCATCCAACAAAATTAACGCCGAAGAACCACCAATCTCCTCCGGATAAAAAACACCCCACGTCGTAATCGCCGAATAATCCGCTCGCGTATTCTTAGAAAACGCCGTGTCATAACTCTGTATCACGTACTGCAACTGCGGAACATTAGGCTTGTCCCAAATCTTCC